ATTGCTCGAGCAGGATGCTCGTGGTGGTACGCGTTATGTTGAGTCGTTGTTTATGCAGTGGGGAGTTGTTTCTCCTGATTTTCGTCAGCAGCGTCCTGAGTATCTTGGTGGTGGTTCCAAGATGGTAAATATTAATCCTATTACTCAGGTTTCTGCTACTGGTTTGACTGGTGGTTCTACACCGCTTGGTACTCAGTCTGCTTTTGCTGTTGGTGTTGATCGCAATGGTTTTCATTATTCTTCTACTGAGCACGGTCTTATTATTGGTATGATTTCAGTTCGTGCTGATTTGACATATCAGCAGGGTATTCATCGTATGTTTACGCGTGGTACACGTTATGATTATTATGTACCTTCGTTAGCTCATTTGGGTAATCAGATCATTCGTAATGATGAGATTTATTGTGATGGTTCTGCTAACGATACTGCTGCTTTTGCTTATAAAGAGGCATGGGATGAGCTTCGTTATCTGCCGTCTCGTGTATCTTCTTTGTTTAGGTCTACTGCTTCTGGTACTATTGATGCTTGGCATCTTGCTCAGAAATTTACTTCTGCTCCTGCTTTGAATGATGCTTTTATTCAGGATACTCCTCCGCTTTCTCGTGTCGTTGCTGTTGGTGCTTCTGCTAATGGTCAGCAGTTAATTGGTGATTTTGAGTTTGATATCACTGTGGCGCGCGCTCTGCCTATGTTTGGTATTCCTCATATTTCTAGTATTAGGCTTTAATATGGGATTTGGTTCTATTTTAGGTTCAGTTGTTGGTGCTGTTGCAGGTAGTGTTATTCCTGGTGTTGGTACTGCTGCTGGTCTTTCTGCTGGCGCTGCTTTAGGTGGTGGTTTTGATTCTAATTCTGCTGCTAAAGCTGCTGCTGATCGTCAGATGGATTTTCAGCAGTATAATTCTGATACAGCTGTTCAGCGTCGTGTTAGGGATCTGATTGCAGCTGGTATTAATCCTATGCTTGCTGCTGATCTTTCTGCTTCTACTCCTTCTGGTGCTTCTTATGTTCCTCAGAATGCCGGTGAGGCACTTGGTCGTGGTATGTCTTCTGGTGCTGCTGTTTCCCAGGCTGCAGCTCAGATTGAGAATATTAAATCTCAATCTGATTTGAATCGTGCTCTTATTGTTAAGGCTCAAGCTGATTCTGATCTTTCTACTGCTTCTGCTTCTAAGGCTCGTGTTGATTCTGTTCGTTCTCTTGCTGAGCTTCCTCGTATTAAAGAGGAGACGGCTCGTACTCAGGGTGACCCTCGTAATTGGTTAGGTCATTTTCTTCATATGCCTGCTGTTTCTTCTGCTTCTCAAATTAAAGATTCGTCTATTCGTAATTCTAATCGTTTTTAGGAGGTTTTATGTCTAAGGGTCCTGATAAAGAATTGCGTGAGCAGTTACACGCTCCGCGTGTTTTTGATGGTGTTGTTATGCGTCTTGCTCAGCAGTATAATAAGCCTCCTGAGTTTGTTTCTCGTTGTCTTGTACATCATAAGGTCCAGTTGCCTTTGCCTCGTCTTCGTTATGCTGATGATGGTTTGAATGATTTTTTTTCAGATATGACTTCTCATTTTGATCTTACTCCTTCGTTGACTCGTCAGGAGTTTGTTGAAGAGTGTGATGTTAATAATATTTTAACTCGTTTTAAGCAAACTGGTGATGTCAATCTTTTGAATCTTACTGAGCGTAAAGCTATGTATGGTGATTTTACTGGTTTGCCTGATTCTTATCATTCTGCTTTGAATTATGTTAAGGGTGCTGAGCAGGCGTTTTTGACTATTCCTGCTGATGTTCGTGCTCGTTTTGATAACGATCCTCAAAAATTGCTTAATTTTATGTCTGATCCTAAGAATTGTGATGAATTGGTTTCTTTAGGTCTCGTTAAAGCCCCGGAAACCCCTCCTACAGGGCCGAAGGGCCCTGCTGAGCCATCTAGTGGCCCGCGCGATCCAGATGGCGCTGTAGGGCCCTCTAGTGGCTCTAAATAGTCCCCCGCGGTAGCGGGGGTGGCATATTGGGTTACTTGTTCCCAATATGCCAGGTCATAGCGTTGTAACAACTTTGGAGTTTTTATGGGTACGTTTCGTAAGCCGGTTAATAAAGGTTCTTCAGCTAAGAAGTTTCGTCATAATGTTTCTAAGACGAAGGCTGCTAATCTTCCTTCTCGGCATGTTCTTATGCGCGGTGGTCAGCGCATGTAACTTCGAAGGCCGCTCAGGGGGTATCCTGGCGGCCTTCTTACCATAAAGGATCAGTTTATGGCTTGTTATTCTCCCATTAAGGGATGGCGTAGTCAAGTTCCCAATAGGTTTGGGAATTATCCCTTAGTCTTTAAAGGTTCCTATCAAACGCATCAACCTCTTACTGTTCCTTGTGGTAATTGTATTGGTTGTCGTAAGCGCCGTTCTGGCGAGTGGGCTGTTCGTGGTACGCATGAGGCCCAGTTGTATGATCATTCTATTTTTATTACGCTTACTTTTCGGCCGGCAGATTTGCCGGCCGATAATGGTCTTCATTACGAGTATTTTCAGCTTTTTATGATGCGTATTCGTGAGAAATATGGATCAGGTATTCGTTATATTGTTTGTGGTGAATATGGCGAGCAGCGTGGTCGTCCTCATTTTCATGCTATCCTTTTTAATTTTGATTTTCCCGATAAGCGCAGGTGGTATACTTCTGCACAGGGTCATGTTGTGTATCGTTCACCCTCTCTTGAGGAGCTATGGCCGTTTGGTAATTCTGAGATTGGCTCTGTTACTCCAGCTTCTATTGCTTATGTTGCCCGTTATGTGATGAAGAAGGTTACTGGTAATCATGCTGATGTTGCTTATGATTGGATGAACCCTGAAACGGGTGAGGTTTTTTCTCGTGAGCCTGAGTTTGCTCATTATTCTTTAAAGCCTGGTATTGGTCATGATTGGCTTGTTAAGTATGTTGCTTCTGTTTATCCGCATGATTATATAATTTTTAACGGTATGCGTGTTCGTCCTCCTCGTTATTATGATAAGCTTTATCAGAAGTGGACTGGTATTTGTATTGAGCGTGTTGCTGATGATGGTTCAGATGATATTTCTAAGGTTTATTCTTCTGAGGAGTTTGATGCTATTAAGCTTACTCGTGAGGAGTCTATGAAAATTTTTCTTGACGATAATACTGATGATAGGTTACGTGTTAGGGAGCAAGTAGCTCTTGCTCAGTTGAATCTTCTTAAACGTAAGTTAACATAAAGGGTATTTTATGAATTCTGTTCTTCAAATTTTTGCTCCTTTGGATCGTGCTTCTGGTCCTTCTTATAAGCTTCCATTTTTTTCTGATCATGTAGGTACTGGTATTCGTGCTTTTTCTGATGCTATTATGAATCCTAATCGTGATTCTGATATTTCTCGTCATCCTGATGATTTTGATCTTTATCTTTTAGGTGATTTTAATGTCCATACTGGTGTTATTACTCCTGTTGAGGGTGGTCCTCGTCTTGTTATTCAAGGCAAACAGATATCTATACAGAATTCTTTGAGCTCTGCTACTAATCATGATTTGTTAGGTGTTAGACCTGATACTCCTCTTGAGAAGGCTCTTGTTAAGCAACATATTGCTTCTATTTCTTCTTAATTTAGGACCCTAGGATTACTATCCTAGGGTTTTTTTTGAGGCTTTTATTGAAATTTATATTTATCCTGATGGCCATTTTGATTTGTTTATGGCTCATCTTCGTTTGCAACTTTGGAAGCAAACTTGCTGTGCTTTGGTTTTGAATATTTGTTGTCCTGTTGATGTTAAATATAGGAGTTTGTATGCATCGTAATGCTAATGTTAAGCCTCATGATTTTGCTATGGTTCCACGTGCTGATATTCCGCGTTCAATGTTTCATATGAATCGTGTTCGGCATTTAACTACTTTTGATGCTGGTTATTTGGTTCCTCATTTTGCTTGTGAGGTTTATCCTGGTGATACTTGGAATTTGCGTCATACGCTTTTTTCTCGTGTGGCTACTCCGATTTATCCTATTATGGATAATCTCTATATGGATACGTTTTATTATTTTGTGCCTTATCGTCTTCTTTGGACTAATTGGAAGAAGATGATGGGTGAGCAGGATAATCCCGCTGATTCGATCTCTTATACTACTCCGCAGCAGGTTTCTCCTGCAGGCGGTTATGCTGTTGGTTCAGTTCAGGATTATTTAGGTTTACCTACTGCGGGTGGTCCTTTAGGTGCTAATACTAAGTCTCATTCTGCTTTCTGGACTCGTGCTTATAATTTTATTTGGAACCAGTGTTTTCGTGATGAGAATCTTCAAGATTCTTTGCCTTTTGATACTGGCGATGGTCCTGATACTACTCCATCGACTCGTTATATTTTAAAGCGCCGCGGTAAGCGTTTTGATTATTTTACGTCTGGTCTTCCGTGGCCTCAAAAGGGCGCTTCTGGTGTTTCTATTTCTCTTGGTTCTACAGCTCCTGTGCGTGGCAATGGTAAGGCTTTAGGTCTTTACGATGGTACTACCCAGTGGGGTATGCAGACTAATGGTTCTGGTTTGTTAGGTGGTTCTACCACTTCGCTTGGTGCTAGTATTGGTAATGCCGCCGGCACTAATGATATTGTTAGTTCTAAGGTTATTGGCGTTACCAGTTCTAATTCCAATTCTGGTTTGGTTGCTGATCTTTCGGCTGCTTCTGGTATTTCGATTAATACTCTTCGTCAATCGATTATGATTCAGGAATTGCTCGAGCAGGATGCTCGTGGTGGTACGCGTTATGTTGAGTCGTTGTTTATGCAGTGGGGAGTTGTTTCTCCTGATTTTCGTCAGCAGCGTCCTGA